TTACTGGATTGGTGATTGATCCAGCACTGTCATCAACAGAGTGGTCTTATGACCAAAGGAGTATCGAGATATGGGTTTCTTTTCATCTGCATCGTTCAGCGATGGCAGCTCACAGTTTGAAGCAGCACCAGCAGGTGCATACGTCTGTCGTTTGGCGAACCTCGAGTCGGTCGACCGTCCTTCATACGATGACCCGAACGTCATGCTTCCGAACTTCAAGTTCACTTTCGAAACGACTGAGTATGGCGATAGCAACGGCAACGCCTACCGCTTCTTCAAGTACACACGTCAGGGATACGGCAACGATCGCCAGGCACTCACGGTACTTCTGGACGGTATGCTTGGACGCCGCCTGACACAGGCAGAGTTTCACCAGCTCGATGTCGATGACCTGCTCGCGAAGCAGTGGATGGTGACAGTCGATGCCAAACTCAACACCCGTGGCAATTTGACTAATGCCATCGTGTCGGTCTCTCCTGTGGCTGCTAAGAAGAAGCTCACGAAGATTGCACAACCGACCATCAAGACCGACGAAATCGAAGATCCATTCGGTGAAGACGCCAGCGAGTAACTTCTGCGCTTTCACACTCGCTGACGCACCAGGCACTTCCCCCGCACGAAGTGCCTGGTGTTTTACTTCAAGGGAAGGGGTAAAAATGTACAAAAAAGAAGAAAAGGCAGAAGCGGTCGAGAAGGTCATCGCACTGATGGCTCAAGGACACAGCATTAGCAGGGCATCCGCATTGATTGGAATGCCACGCGCTGTCATATCGAAGTGGCTCAATGAAGTCGGACACGGTGGTCAAGCCACACCAAAAGATGTCATGCACACACTCGAGCAGAAGAGAGATATCGTGCATGCTGTGGCTGAATGGGTCGTACAAGGTGTGGACCGAAAAACAGCCATCGAACAATATGGCATCGACACACGACGTTTTAATAAGTGGTTATCAACTGAGCCATCACTTCGCGTCGATTACTTCATGATCTGCGGAAAAGGTGTCAATACCGGTTATTCCCGTAAAACCTTCGAGGTCATCATGGAATCGATTCGGGCTGGTGCAGCTGTGCAGCGCGATGGAGCACGATGGAAACTGAAACTCGTCGAAGGTGCGCTCATGCGGTATGAGCTGACAGGAAGCGGACAGTGGATCTCAAAAGGATTCGCGACTCTCTCAGGAACTGATGTCCTGGCGCGTGATTGGACGGTGACAGAATGAAGTTCGAACACGTAATGTGGGAACTCATGCATGGAAAACGTATCAGACGCACATCATGGCCGAATGACGTCTACGTGCGTTATAGCGACCCATATAGGACGTTCTTTCAGCACACTTCTGATGAGATGATTAGGATCGAAGGAATTACACTTAACAACGAGTGGATGAGAGCAGAAGATTGGACGGTTGTTATATGAAGTTTGCAGAAGTAATCGAGCCACTGATGTATGGCAAGCCAATCACACGCGCAATATGGGAACACTCTGTGTATGTTCGATATTGTGACCTTATTGAATCATTCATCATGCACGCTGATGGTGAGTCTAAGACGATCCAGGGATTGACAATACTTCCGGAATTGATGCTCGCTGATGATTGGATGTTCGGTGAGTTTCATCCGATCAAGGACGAAATCAAATGGACACAGACAAAATCATAACTTCCATAATGGCGAAGCCATGGGCTAACACTTACGCTCTCCTGAAGGCGATAGGCGCCTCCAGCGCTGTCATTGATGAGACATGGCGAGACTATCGCCGGAAGTACATGCGAAGTCAGAGATGGCAGGACATTCGGACCAAAGCACTCGAGCGGTCCTGTCGAGCATGTGAGCAGTGTGGCAAGCGTCAGGAGGATGGATACAAGCTCGATGTCCATCACCTGACGTATATCCGACTAGGTGGAGAACAGATGGACGATGTGCAGGTGTTGTGTTATCTGTGCCATGGACAGATGCACTACCGGCGCAGAGTCCGTCAGGATGCGCCAGAATAGAAGTATGGCACGTCCAATAGCTCACGATGAAGAGACAATCGCACGGGTCGAAGCTGCTTTGATAGCAGGTCAGACTCCGCTGGTTGTCTCTCGTCTTTATGGTTTACCAAGATCTACGGTCTATAAGATTCGTGGTCGGATGTCGATTGATGTCACCAACGACTCCAATGTTAGTGACATGTCACAAACTGTCACAAAGTCTAAAGGACCAGCAGTCTCGCTCGACGATTTGCTGGCTTCAGTCCTCGAGGACAATCTGAAGGCGCTTCAGGTCATCGCCAGGACAACGCAAAGCGAGAGATACGTCAATGGCCAATCAGCCGCACAGATTGCAGCTCTCTATGAGAAGATTGCGACCTTCTCGGTTCAACTTCTCTCAGCAGCCTCAGAAGGTCCAGACGAGAACTAGCGCACAGACAGCTGTCTGCTATCTGGACTACCTTCGAGACACGCTCCCGAATGGCTGGTCGTACACTGCTCGGCATCTCATCGCCATCGCCTCGCACCTTGATGCAGTCGAGCGCGGTGAGATTGACAGACTCGCGATTCACATGCCACCACGCCATGGCAAAACCGAAACAGTAACCGTGCGCTATGGCGCCTATTGCATCGAGCGTGATCCATTCGCGAACGTGTTGGTCACTGCTTACAATGAACGCATCGCGAGACGCTTCAGTCGCAAGTCCAGACAGATTGTTTCGTCCAGGACTAAACTCTCGAAGGACAACACAGCTCAAGACGAATGGTCGATGCCAGAAGGCGGAACCTTCATGGCGCGTGGTGTCGGCTCTCCTCCGACTGGTGTGGGCTTCAGACGCATTATCATCGATGACCCGATTCGGAGTCGGGAGGATGCCGAATCCGCACTGTTCCGCGACAAGGCGTGGGACTGGTACACGGACGACCTCTACACGCGTCTGGAACCGAAGGGCGCTCTCATTATCGTCTCGACACGATGGCATCACGACGACATAACCAGCCGTGCGATCTCGAGTGAACCGCATCGATGGACGGTGCTTAATCTTCCAGCAATCGCGGAAGAATCTGACCAAATCGGTCGAATGCCTGGTGAAGCTCTATGGCCTGAACGATACGACACGAAGGAACTCGGACGCATCAAGGAGGTCATGGTCGCAAACTCCGGAGACTACGGCTGGAGTGCTCTGTACCAGCAACGACCGACACCACGCGAGGGAAGTTTCTTCCGCACTGAACGCATCACCATCGAAGCGTCTACACCGAACTGTCAGAAGATGTCACGCGCCTGGGATCTCGCAGCGACAGCCGGAAGCGGAGACTACACTGTCGGCGTGAAAATGGGTCGCGATGCTGATGGTCGCATCTGGATTCTCGATGTCGTTCGCGGACAGTTCGAGACAGATCAGCGAGACAAACTCATCAAACAGACAGCTGCACTTGATGGACGTGGCGTCCGCGTGCGACTTCCGCAGGACCCGGGGCAGGCTGGTAAGAGTCAAGCGATGCACATGCTCAGACTCCTCCACGGCAGCGCGGTGAACATCTTACCTGTCACGGGTGCGAAGGATATTCGGGCTGAACCATTTGCCTCACAGGTCGCTGGTGGCAACGTGTACATGGTCAGCGGTGACTGGAACCGTACACTGTTGGATGAGCTTCGAGTATTTCCACTCGGCAAGAATGACGACATCGTCGACGCGCTCACCGATGCATACGACGAGCTGGTCGGTCGTGGCGGTGGCTGGGGTGCAGTTTAGGACATGATAGGAACACAATAGACACATGGGACTCTTTGACCGTTTCCGCAGCAAAGCGACTGCCGCACCAAATGCACTCCTGCCTCCGCCGCTGATTCAGCGACAGACGTCCTACTTCACCGGTACTGGGAATGGCGACTTCTGGAGTCTCCTGACGCGTAACCTTCCAGGCTCGAGTTTCAACTGGCGGAACCAGGCTGGCGACCTAATGCTGAACAGCATCGTCGCGATTGGCATGGACTGGTATATCCGGAACTGGAGTCAAGGTGTTCCAACAGTTCGCAGACCGATGCCAGATGGTCAAGTCGAGACAGTCACAGACCATCCTATTCTTCAACTCCTGGCACAACCGACACCGAATGTTCCACCTTCGCTCGTCTGGTCATGGATTCTGCCCGATTACCAGCTTCTCGGAAATGCCTACTTCCGGAAGGTGCGTGTTTCTGGTCGTGTTGTTGGTTTGCAATACCTCGCCGCTGACATGATGCGTCCTGTCGGAAACAAAGTGAATCCACTCATCAAGTATCAATACACAGTGGATGGCACTTCGTACGACATCGCGCTCGAGGACCTTATCCACATTCGATACGGTCGAGATCCACAGGACTCACGATTCGGGCGCTCTCCAATCACGTCCGTGCTTCGTGAGATCGCGACAGACAACGTCGCTGCATCAGCTGCGTTCGGCCTTCCATCATGGTCGGTCCAGATTACAAGGGTGGAGTCGAAGACCTGTCCGAAGACGATGCACGCCAGACGAAGCGCAAACTCCAGCAGGACTTCACCGGAGACAATGCCGGCAGTGTCCTGGTTATGACTGGTCCATTCAAGGTCGAGCAGGTGAGCCACAAACCGAGTGAGATGGCATTCGATGAGATTCGCCGAAAGCCAGAAGAGCGCGTGTGTGCCGCTCTTGGTTTGAATCCGCTCGTCCTACAGCTCGGCAGCGGTCTCGAGCGTGCGACATACAGCAATCTCGAGCAGGCTACACGCTCGGCATGGACCGACGGAATGATTCCGCTTATGCGTCAGATGGCGGAAGCGCTCACCATCGCGCTCCTGCCTGACTACGAAGAAACGCAACCAGGCGATTATTTGGAGTTTGACGTGTCCAATGTGCCATCACTCCAGGCTGATCTGAACGAGGACGCTGAGCGTGCTGAACGACTGTATAAGTCTGGCATTGTGGACCTCGCCACAGCGAAGCGCGTCGCTGGTATCACGCCTTCGGACGATGACGAGGGTTATTATCATCCGACAGCTGTTCCAGTGCAGAAGGATGGCCAGGAACTTCTTATTCCTGTTCAGTCTCCGGCGAAGGCATATGCAACCGAACAACCTCAAGATGAATCCGGACTGAAGTTTTACCCGAACAAGGGAATGAAGGATGAAGCACGTCAAGCCATTGAATGGCGCGATGCTGGTCATGATGGTGGAACGGCTGTCGCATGGGCGAGAGCAAATCAGATTCTGAACGGCGAGAAACTCAGCGAGTCGACTGTTCTTCGCATGTATTCCTTTTTCCGACGTCACGAAGTAGACAAGGAAGCGGAAGGATTCCGACCAGGCGAAGAAGGTTATCCATCCGCAGGACGTGTCGCATGGGCAGCATGGGGTGGCGATGCTGGATATCGCTGGGCGACAGCTGCACGGAAGGAAATCCTGAAGCGCATGGCGCCGAAGGAGAACGGGAAGTCATACCATCCGTACTATGGTTACGAGCTGACAGAAGCCGATGCCTGACATCTATCAAGTCAATGAGCGGTATCGGAACCGGCTTCGTGCTCGCGAAGATTCTGCGCTCGCTGAGATGCGGAGGACGTATGGCGTCCTGCAAGCAGACAACCTCCAGCGCCTCGAGGACATAACACAGGCAATCGAGGAGGCACAGGCAGCAGGCGAAGATGTCACGGCGCTGAATGATTACCAGGTGCGACTCGCTGCACTCAATGAGCAGATGGCGAGACAGGTCTCGGAGTTTGCACCGCGAGCAAGCGACATCGCCAGCAACGGACAACGAAACGCGATTCAGCTGTCTCTCGACATGCAGGAGGACCTCGTCCGTGCTGTGGCTGGTATTCCTGATTCGGTCAGCATGACCATTGATCTCAACTGGAACCGATTACCCGTCGAAGCCATTACGAACGTGGTCGGATTCGCCGCTGATGGTTCACCGCTGGCGTCACTCTATGAAGCCATCGGACCATTTGCACGCGACCATGTCACGATAGGCGTGGCGCAGGGTATGAACCCGTTACAGGTCGCTCGACGCATGGCACGGACATATGAGACGCTGGCACCATCGCGAGCTGCGACCATCGCACGAACAGAGATGATTCGGGCAAACCGCGAAGCACAGCGACAGACATTCGAGGCGAATCTGTCTATCGTTCGTGGCTGGTCTCGCGTGTCTGCTGGTGACGTGAACGTGTGTCCCGTATGCTGGGCGTTGCATGGACAACCGAATCCTGTTGCAACAATCGTTCCATCGCATCCAAACTGTAGGTGTACGATAGTCCCAATCACTCCGACGTACGCCGAACTCGCTGGGCTTGACCCGGATGCTTTCGGCGAAGTGCCGGAACTGCCGACACGCGATGAGCAGTTTGCGATGCTGACAGAAGAACAGCGTCGACAGGTGCTCGGACCTGCGCGGTATAGGATGTGGGAAACGGGAACATCATTGTCGGATTTCGGTAAGGTCGTACCAAACGACTTATGGGGTCCACAGGCTGTGGTTGTTCCACTGAGGGATTTATGACATGCAGACTTTGGTGAGCTTCGGTGATGCAATCAAGGCGGACGATTCCGGTCGTGTGCGTGGTTATCTGGTACGCTTCGGCGGTGCCGACCTCGAGGGCGATTACTTTACGAAGGACACCGACTTCGGTCGACCAATGAAGTCAGGCGATCGTGTTCCGATGAACCTCTACTATCATCACGGACAGGACCGAACAATCGGTAAGTCGCGTATCGGCACCGGTTACATCACCATGGATGAAAAGGGGCTTTGGTACGAAGCTCAGGTCGAGATGGCTGATGAATATCAGAAGATGATTGCCGACCTCGCGAAGTCTGGCAAACTCGGATATTCCTCCGGCGCCACAGGTCACATGGTCGAGCGCAAGAAGTCTGCTGATGGACGCTATGAAATCACTCGATGGCCAATCGGTGAGGCATCGCTCACACCGACACCAGCGGAACCGATGAACATGGTCAAAAGCTTAAAAGACATGTATGGCGAGATGGAGGGAGAAGGTATGGAAGAGGAAGAGATCATTATCCCTGTCGCGCCAGGAGAAGACGTGTCGACATTCGTCGAATCGGTCTATGGCGATCTCGACAAGGAGATGGTCCACGAAGGACTCGAAGCACTCTACGAACGTCTGTGTGCAGGCATGATGGCCGCATTCGATGCAGGACTCGGTCGAGGACACGTCGATGCAATAATCGATGCGTTTGCATCGAAGGCCAAAGAACTGACAGCAAACCTAAAGGATCCGGCAGCTGAAGCAATGTCTATGAAGGCAAAGCTCGAGCGACCGACATCCATTCGAGAAGTGGAGCGACGTCTGCGGGATGCAGTACATCTCTCCAGGGCTGAATCGACAAGATTCGCCAAAACCATCTGGGCTGAGCTTCGGGATGAAGCGCCGGCGGAAGATGTTTCCATCGTCGAACAACCGAGTAACGTGGACGAAGCGAAGAACGCTCTCCTCCGCGAACTCATGATCTTGGAGTTAAGTCAATGACAATTGAACAGCTTGAAGCACAGCGACAATCTACAATCGCAGCTGCTAAGGAAGTCCTCATCAACGGTGGAGATATGGCCGAAGCCAATCGCCTCCACGCATCTGCAAAGTCTCTCTCTGAGCGCATCGAAATGCTCAAGGAGTTCGGCAATGTGCCTGCTCCAGTCGCATCCGAAGCACCAAAGTCTGAGCCATGGAAGTCTGGCGGAGTAACCAAGAACCCTTTCCCTGGAACCCGTGACGAAGCCAACTACAAGGCATACGCATTCGGTCAATGGATTCGTGGTACGGTTCTCGGAAATGCAAAGGCTGCACAATGGTGCGCTGAACATGGCGTCAAGTCGCAGACCGAAGGAAACGATGGAGCAGGTGGATACACCGTTCCTGAAATCGTTTCTTCCAGCCTGATCTGGCTCCGCAACGAGTACGGCGTTGCACGTCGGTACAGCCGTATCTACCCGATGACGTCTGACACGCTCAACGTGCCAAACGCATCAACTTCGACCACGACTTACTATCCTGGTGAAGCAACCGCAATCACTGCGTCTGACATCGCTTTCACACAGGTTCAGCTATTGGCAAAGAAACTTGCCATCCTGACCATCGTGTCGAAGGAACTGAACGAAGATACCGTCATCGACTTCGGTGCTGCTTTGGCACAGGACTTTGCATACGGTCTCGCACAGGCTGAGGATGCAGCTGCATTCCAGGGCGACGGTACCAGCACCTATGGTTCCATTACTGGAATCATGCCACGCATCAAGGCACTCTCTGGAACCTTCTCCAGCATCGCCTCGATGGTCGTTGGTCCTTCTGGTTCGCAGACAAACCTCTCGAGCTTTACGCTCGCGAACTGGCAGAGCATGGTCGCAAAGTTGCCACAATACGCAACACAGCCACGATGGTACATGCATAAGAGCGTGTTCTATAACGGCTGCGCGGACAAGCTCATCGCACTTGGTGGAAACTCCATCATGGACATCCAGAACGCTTATGGTCCAGAACCAACGTTGTTCGGTATCCCGATCTCGTTCGTTCAGAACATGCCATCCGCAACCGCTGCAAACCGTACGCTTGCAGTCCTCGGAGACCTCTCCAAGGGTGTGGCCTTCGGTGACCGCCGTGGCGTCAGCGTGGAAGTTTCCGACCAGGTCAAGTTTGTTGAGGATGCTCTCACGTTTAAGGCTACAGAGCGCTATGCGTTCAACGCCTTCGATGTCGGAAACGTCACAGCAACCGTCGCCGATCAGGTTGCTGGTTCGCTCATCGTTCTCCAGGCAGCTGCAAGCTAGTCTGTAGGACTCTCGTCCACAAAGGGGAGCGGGGTATCCCGTTCCCCTTTTCATTTTAGGAAGTACACATGCCACTCACTAGGACTCAAGCACTCGAACGCCTCGCATGGATGGTCGCATCTGACCAGTACCCGTTCCTGGACAGCACAGCACTACAGCAGCTCGTGGATGACCACGCTCGCTGGACTGTCTGGACTGCGTCGACAGCCTATGTGTATGGCGACATTATCATCCCGACTGTAGCAAATGGCAGACTCTACAAGTGCATCATCGCTGGTACATCAGACACGACTGAGCCGGAGTTTCCGCAACTTGCATACAACAGCCTCTACACCATCAATGATGGCTCAGGTGACCTCCAATGGCAGGACATCGGACCAGCGAACGTGGAACGATATGACATCCGCGCAGCTGCACGACAGGGATGGATTCGCAAAGCTTCGAGCATCACACACCTCATCGATGTCAAGGATGGTCAAGTGGATGCGAAGATGGCTGGACTCCGTGAGCATTGTCTCGACCAGGCGAAGCGGTATTCGCCGATGGTATTCGTATGATTCCAGCGCAATATGCAACGGCTCTTAAGAACGCCATCGCGAACTACGCATACGCTGACCGTGTGCAGATCTGGCGAGCAGTCAATCAGGCAGATGGCATCGGAGGCATTGGCCAGCATTGGATACAGGTCGCCGAGATTCGCGCGACGATAACCAACACAGGTGATTCGGAGGCAGTTGTCGGTGGCATGATCGAGATCGGTGGCTCCTGGACGCTCACATGTTCACCTGACCTCGAAGTCAAGTCGGATGACCGCATCTACACGTCAGGGAATCCGCAGAACCTGGCGCCATACTACGAAGTCATCGGCAGTGACTTCGGCCACAGCAATGCAGTGAGCCAGACCATCGGACTACGGTACCGTTCCAACGGCTAACGCACGTATTCGCACGTATTCGCACGTATTCGCACGTAAACGCTCGTATACCCAGTGCGTGGTGGTACGCATCGACATCATCGCACCATGATAAGTCATAAGATGTACAGTGGAGTCAAGGTATGACAGTCGAGGTCGTTGTAGCATTGGTCGGACAATTAGTCCTGGTATTAGGGGCCGTCATCGGTACCTATACGAAACTACAGGTCAGCATCAATGTCCTGAACGTTGAGCTGAAAAACGTAAACAGCGTACTCACTGG